GGGTAAGTCTCGCTCTGCGAGCGTAAGTCTTGCTTTAGCAAGCAATCCTTAACCATCTTCCTCTTACGAGGAAGATGTTACCCTTAGCCTCCTCCTCAAAGAGGAGGCGGGTTCCATAGTGTCCAAAAGTTAAGCTTCGCTAACTTTGGCACTATACGGTATACTTAACCATTATTCACATAATGGTAACAAAGGTTAAATGATCTTAGATTAAATAATTAAACAATTAAATAATTATATAATTATATAATTATATAATATAATGGGTGAACCAAATAGTATTTCTGATCTCCTCAAGGGCAGAGAAAAGGTTATTACATATACTCCTATAACTTATAATGCTGATACTGACTTTACTCAAATAAATAATGTACTATTAGTTGATTCTAATGTACAAGATTACCAAAAATTTGTTGACAATTGTAATAGTTCTACATTCCCTATTACATTTTCATCAAGCTCTAAAGGCCAAGATATTGTGGATTTACTGGCCGCCAAGCTACCGACAATTACTAGAATTGCTATTGTGGCCAATAACTCTCTTATGTCTAACACTAGTACATCTAAGCAATTATTTAGTCACAAACCCTATTTCCTAAGTAGCGATTTAGTTGAAGGTGTCACTAGTTATTCGGAAAACGTACAACTCCTTATAGACCTGATAAAGGCCCATAGTGTTAAAAACATTGATTTCTTAGCTTGCTACTCCTTAACTTATGACAATTGGAAGGGTTACTATTCAGTTTTAGCTAAGGAGACTGGGGTAGTTGTAGGGGCTTCAAATGACGAGACAGGCAACTTAGCCTACGGCGGTGATTGGACTATGGAAAGTACTAATGTGGATATAGAAGCTATGTATTTTACAAGTGGTGTAAGTGGTTACCAAGGAACTTTAGTAGTATTTTTAATAGATTTTGATTGTACTCTATATATGAATGGTGCTAATGTAGCTTATTCTAGAGATGGAGATAATGAAGATATAGATTGGGTTTCTGGTCCTGGGTGCGAACTAAAGGGTAACATAACGGTTACGATAGGTCAAGATTTAATATTTGATTCCGTTGATAATTACTTTGTAGTAACAGATGATGCTGGTAATAATGTAACTCTAAATGGTGCTGGTTATAAGATAACTATAAATAATGTAGCTGATTATCCAGGGTTAGTATTTTCAAGGTCTAATAATACGGTTGTAACTAATATTGGTGTAGTTCCAAATACAGGAACTACAACTACAACATTGGCAAGAGATGGTGGTTGGATTGGTGGAAACACATTCAAAGGTACTATTAGTAGTTGCTATAGTACTGGTAATATTAGTGGTAATAGTGGTGGTATAGTTGGTGGTAATGCTGGCATAAATGGTAATTGTACTATTACTAATTGTTATAGTACTGGTAATATTAGTTATACTGGTGGTGGTATAGCAGGTGCTTATGCTGGTGATGGTGGTAGTTGTACTATAGAGAATTGTTATAGTACTGGTAATATTAGTCGTGAAAGTGGTGGTATAGCTGGTTATCTTGCTGGTGGTAGTTGTACTATAGAGAATTGTTATAGTACTGGTAATATTACTGGTGATAGTGGTGGTATAGCAGGTGCTTATGCTGGTGATGGTGGTAGTTGTACTATAGAGAATTGTTATAGTACTGGTAATATTAGTGATAATAGTGGTGGTATAGTTGGTAGTTATGATGGAGTTGAAACTGAGTATTATGGTAATTGTACTATTACTAACTGTTATAGCAGTGGTACTGTAGATGCTACTAGTGGTGGTATAGCAGGTAGTTATGCTGGTGATAGTGAACCTTTTAGTACTCGTATATGTACCCTTAATAATTGCTATGTCACAGGTACTAACACTAACACAAATAAATATTTTGGTGCTAACAAAGGATCCGATGCTAGTACACCTACGAACAATTGCGGTAATAGTAGTGGTTGGGTCGATGCTACAGCCATTCAGTATTTAACTGGCAGTACTACCACCTGGAAAGCTATATACTTAAATAACCCTTGGAAACTTAGTATATTTCTAAAAGATGTAAGTACTGATCCCTATACTAGTGGTACCCTTGTATATACAAACACATTTCCTATTAGTGCCTATCCAAACGCTTTAACGGTAAAATTAATAAACAGTTTAGTAAATGGTGGTCAACCTTATGGCAGCGCTGGTGTAACCTTAACGCAAACTTCTGTAACATTGACTGGCGTGAGTGGTATAGATAACGGCGAAAGAACCTATTTAGTATTGTACAATGGTTCGACTCTAGTAGATTATTCAAATTATTTTATTAAGGGGACAACAAGTACTACAACACTACCACCAACAACATTACCACCCACAACATTACCACCCACAACATTACCACCCACAAGTTTTGCTAATGTACAATTCTCTATAAATGCTCTATATAGCTTAGTATCAACAGAGCCAGAAATGTCTGAATATAAGGTCAACTTAGCTACTAGAGCAGCATTTTATTCTGGCGCAAGATTAGAAGATATTACTATTTCTAGTGTAACATCGGGTTCTATAGTAAACCAAATACGTCTACCAACTATAAATGTACCAGCATTACAGTATGCTATTCAGAATGGATTGTTTGAAATAACTATAGATGGTGTAACATATTCGGCTATACCGGGTTCATTTATCATATTAGATAACATTTGTTTCCATAAAGGTACAATGATATTAACACCAAGTGGCTATAAGGCTATAGAAGGCCTAAAGGGTAGCGACTTAGTAAAGACTGCTCAAGGTCGTATAGTACGGATAAAGGAAGTAACTAGTTTTATTGGAAAATTAGATAAGTGTCCTCTATATGTATTACAAAAAGGGTCATTGGGGATAAATAAGCCCATAATGGATCTCTACATGAGTGAGGGTCATGCTTATCGTAATAACGGCCATTGGTGCCATATGAAATGCTCTTCAGGTACCACTAAGTTAGAAGAGGATAATATACAGTACTACAATATAGTATTAGAGAACTACTTAGAGCATACATTAGTAGCAAATGGAGTAGAAGTAGAATCGCTATTTAAAATGCCGGGATTAGAAATGAGGTGGAATTGTGGAACTGATAATTGTAAACCAGTCATAACTAGAAAGAACTAATAGAAAACTAATAGAGAACTAATAGAACTAATAGAGAACTACTAGAACTAATAGAAAACTAATAGAACTAATAGAATAACCAAATATATTTCAAATAATAATTATTTTATTAATGATTATTTAAAATGTACATTATAAATAGATGAGATTTTTAGAAAAACTCGGAGAACAGTCTATATTTCTATATGAATTATATTTTATTTACTCTTTTATGGCTTATAAAAATAACTTTTCATTTATAATGGTTGTTAGTATATTATGTAACATTATATTAAACTTAATATTCAAATCCTATACTATTCAATGGGGTGAAAAGTGGAATCATAAGTTACCTCTTTTTGGAAGTCTATGCCGGCCAATGGACAAGGAATGTACAAAGATTAATGTAATTGGCTATGGTACTCCTTCGGGGCATTCGCAAATAGTAGCCTTTATTGCTGCTTTCTACTACTTCTATAATAGAAATACCGAAGTCTACTCCAAGACAACATTTGGTATATTTACGCTTATTGCCTTATTCACTATGGTAACTAGATATACCTCTAGTAGACATAGTATACCCCAAATATTATTAGGCAGTAGTATGGGTGTAGCGATAGCTTTTATATTAGCTAAAGTTTTACGCTTTATTGGTATTTAGGGCCTTTTTAGTAGCCTTAGTGGTAACAGCAGTAGCTCTATTAGCACCTCTAGAACACTTTTTGTCCATTAACTTGCGCAACTCAGTAATTTCCTTTTGCCATTGTTCTTTCTTTTCATTAACTATCTTATCTCTAGCCTTAGTAAATTCAATGTCTTTATCGGCTTTAAATTTGCTAATTTCAGTCTGTATTTCGGCTTCCTTAACTTTCATATTTTCTTGGTGTTTTAGTTTTTCCATCTCTAATTTCATTTTAGAATTGCCCTTGGCTATTTCAAGTTGACCTTCTAATAATTTAATGCGTTCCTTAATAGTATTGATTTCAGGACTTTTACTACCTTTTATATTGGCTATATAATCATCGATATCCTTCTTGTATTCTCTTTCGAGTTGTGCTACTTGTTCTTTAGTCATTTCCTTGGGCATAAGGTTTGTTTCGGTTTTAGAAGTAATATTGGCGCAAATATCAAGCTTTTCTGCCTTTTTGATAACAAAGGTAGATGATTTACCTTTTTCGGTAATTATTAGTTCTTCATAAACAAATAGAAATTCCGAGTTATCCACAAGTTTAATAAGTACATTGTCATCGTAACGTACTTCAGATTTACTATTAGGACTGGTTACATTGACAAATGTAAAGTAACTAGGGGTATTAGTAGATAGATAAAATGTATTTGTAGATGGTACAAAGTTGAGATAATAAGAATCATTGAGGTGTTTTATAGTAAAATATACAGGTGTGGTACTATAAAGTACCTTTTCGCTATTGTCCTTTACGTGTATTTTAATGCTTTCGTAAGAATATGGAGTAAATGTACCAAGGCGAGTTAAAAAGTTAGGAAATAGCATATTTTTGCTACTATAGCCTAAATATTTATCCTTACTATATATTTGAATACTATCACCGTTAGCAAGTATATTAGTTTTACTAGATGTATTAGTATTGACTGTATTCATGTCCTTCGGTAAATAACCAAAAACTAAGCCGCGCTCACCAGGTGTTTGCTCTTTGGGAACATCAACAAACCGTTCTTTTCTTCTAGAGAAGTATATAGTAGACAAAAATACAGCGATAAATAAGATAACTAAAGCGACTAGATGAACCATTTATAAATAAATTAGAGAATTAATTATCTTAAAGGTTAAATTACAATTAATAAACAACTAATAATGCCATCTAAAATTTACAAAAATCTTGTATTGAGTGGTGGTGGAGTAAGAGGACTGTACTATTTAGGTTTTATGAAGTTCTATAGTGACAGATTAGGTGAATTTCAAAACCTCGTAGGTACATCTATCGGTTCTTTCTTTGCCGCGGCGATAGCAATTGGCTATAAAAGCGAAGAATTAAGGCCACATGTAATTAATATAATTGATTATACAAAGGTAAAGAATATACAACTATTCGGATTTCTAAGTAACTTGGGGTTAGACGACGCAACTAATCTTGAACATTATATTAAAAAAATGATAAGAGATAAAATAGGTCGTAAAGATATAACATTTCTACAAATCTATAAAGAATTTGGAAAAACTATTGTTATTCCGGTTGTTTGTATACAAACAAAACAAGTTTTATACTTATCAAAGGATACATTTCCACATCTAAAAGTATGGAAAGCCATAAGAATGTCAATGAGTGTACCATTTTTATTCAAACCCTATGTCTATAGAGGCCGTAGTTATGTAGATGGAGGTATAAAACATAATTTTGCTATAGATTTATATGATAGTATAGATACATTGGGTATAGATTTATCACTTTCTAGCAATTTTAAATCATATGAAACATTAGATTTTGAGCAGTATTGTATATCTATTGTTGATATTATAACTAGATATAGAGCACCAATAATAAATCAAGATGTTATTTATCTGAATGGTAGTTACAATTCAGATAGACAACTAATACCCTTTCAACCAGAAGTAGATGAAAGGACAGTAAATGAAGCAATACAGTATTCTTGTGAAGCGGTAAAAGTCTTTTTCATAGAAAAGGAAAAATACATAAGCAAAGAAATAACCAAAGAAATAAATGATATATGTAGAGATATAATTTATGATATCATTAGTAAATTATAATGTATACCAATTTAATAATAACCACTAAATGATCACTAATAGTAATAAATGAACACTAAATAGTAGTAAATAACTCTAGGCGTACGCGGTTTAGCGAGCGTAGCGAGGCTAAACAAATGTACACGGTTTAGCGAGCCTAGCGAGGCTAAACAACCTAAACAAATTAAACATTCTTAGGGCCTCCCCGGCGGCCTCCGGTAGAACCTACATTACGTCTAACACCGGCCACTACATTTTCATTTTCGGGACTTAGCTCCGGTCCATTACTAAGTTTCATAATAACACGTTTAAGTTTGTCTATCTCTGCCTGTTGCCGCTGGAGTTGGTCCATTTGTTGTTGTGCTACTACTTGTGTCTTATCTTTTTCCTTTTCGCTTTGGGTGGCCTTTTTCTCCTGCATTTCATAGGGTGTTAGGACCCGAAAGAATCGTGTTTTATGTTTTTCTCCTTCGTGATCGGTTTCCTTAGGAACACTCCACGTAAGAGAGCCGTTGGAAAGTACTACGTAACTAGAGTGTTTCATAGCCAGGAGACCACCTAAGCGGAAACGATATTCACCAACGCGGTTATCAAATACGAAGTAGCGAATGTGGGTATTTTGGGACACATAATCAATATTATCTACTTCTACATAGTTTTCAAGCTTCTCGCGAATCTTGTCTTTGTTTTGGTTAATATCATCGGTCTCGGTGGTTTGCGGACGAGTCCAATTCTTTTGACGAGAGTAGCGCTTAGTATTTGTTAGCATAGGATTTGCTAGTGGAACACAGGGTTGATTACCAAAATAGGGATTCATCTTTAATATTACAATAGTTTATTTTTTAATTCAGTTTGCTATTTCAATTTAACTCAATATAATAATTGTCAATAACCACCAAAAATAAATAATGTTATGTCTAATTAGTGGATGAACTTTGGTACGTTCGAAACAGCTGTGAAAAATAATGTAGGTGATATATTTGATACTATTTCGAGAAGTCCAGTTATGATTGGTTTTGCCGTATTAACTATTAACCTGTGTGGTAGATTTTTAGCAAATGACATTACTAGATATGACGAAAAGGTACTAAATAACAAGCTTATGAAAAAATTAACTATATTTTCAATTGCCTTTTTATCTACACGAGATATTAGGTATGCTATTATAATTGTATTCCTTTATTCTATTCTATTTAGCCCTTGTGGTCTGGCCTATAAGATTGTTAAAAAGACACAACAATTCATGAATCCAATGAGAATATTAGATTTGGATAATGATTCTATCGTAGCTGTTAAACAGCCGGCAAAAAGGCATAAGATAAAAATCGAGGCTATTAAAATATACCAATAAATAATATACCAATAAACAATAATAAACAATAAAAATATAAATAACAAAATTGTTTCTTTGTTATTTATAAAAGGCCCTTAATGACCAATAAAAGCAATAAAAGCAACCAAAATATGAATCGCGTCCTAGATGAAGAATGGTACACCGATAAGCAAAAAAAGGCGAATTTACGCAATGAAATGTACTTTGCCGATGCTTGTGACCTATCTAGAAACTACAACAGTACCAAAAAAAGTGACAATAAAAAGAATTCAAAATCCCTAAAGACTAAAACTATAAGTGATGATGAGTTCCTACCCATGTCTGGCAGTGAGCCCCACTATAATCCTAAGATGTGGAATGAAAACTATGATGACCGTCTAAACCACAATTGTTACGCCTACGTTATCGACGACTACAAACCCAATAGACCTAAGCGTCCTCAACCCGGTCACCGCGATAGAAACATAGAAACATTTAGAAAGCAAGACTATACTCGCGAAGAAATAACTCGTAGGGCCATTTACGACAACCCAGCTATCTACTGTACTGATCCAAATAAGGCCTGCGAAAAAGGTTATTATAAAGGTGTATTAGTTATAGACCGTTATAAGAACTATCATTGGTTACGTCAAGATTCTAATGGCTATTGGAGTCACAAACCAGGCCAACTATCCGTAACTAATGTTGATGCGTCTGGTAAATTAATAAAGAATCCTAGTAAAGCCGACTTGGTATATGACCACAATAGAAATGATTATACCCTAGTTTATAGTGATGTTGGGCCATATTTTTGTATACCAAGTAAAAAACAAAATGATATTCAATTAGACTCTTATACCTGTGGGCAATGTGGTGGTTCTATAAGGTCTAATAATAAAAATGGTATTTGCTACAAGTGCCGTAAGGCTCATTAGATTAGATTAGAGTGTTCTAAAGTGTTGTAACATTTCATCTATATTTTTAGGTTTACAGTACCCGACAATACCACAAGCTATTCTAGCACCCGAGTTACCGGTTTTCTTGCTTTCGACGCGTTTTTCTTTAATAAACTCCAAGGTTTCTTCTACCAAGGTGGATATTTGTTTAGGGTTCTTGTCCCAACGACGTACTCCAGTTAATTGTTTGCCTATTTTGTCATCTAATTGTTTAGCTAATAACTTATGCTTACCCATAATATGATAACATACTTTACGATTAGTGTATTCTTGGTATTTTAGAATTTTTCTAGCAATTTCTTCTTTTTGTGCGTTATAGCGGGTATCACCTTTTCCTAAATCATCCTCGGCTTCGTGTAATACTAGTGATCTACCTACGATTTTACTTATATCTACTGGTATGTTGCTATAGTGACTTATAGAGAAACCAGTATCATCTAGTTTGATATTACCTAAATCACCGTAATGTCTAACTTTACTATTCAGATCACCGTGAGAGGTATTATTAGGGTTGTAGTGGGCACAGGCGCTATTACAACCATCCGTTATATCACCACATTCATGAATATGGACGCCTTTTAACTTGCCGTATTCTAAGTTGATATCTTTTAACAAGAGTAAAAAGTGAGTTGTACCATTGAGGTTATAGAAATAGCCGAGGCCTTTACTAAAATGGGTAGAATCTTCAATGAATTTAAGGACACATATTGCTTGGTTTTCATCAGCCATATTGTTTATGTATTCTATTAATAAGTTAGAATAAAGTGCGGACGAAAAATCCTAATTAAAAAATTATATTATTTTAGAACAGAATGAGTACACCTATCAACAGAGTACAAAATGATGGCGCTAGCTCGCACGGAGCTGAACTAATTGACAATGTATTAAACGCTATTGACAAAACCGTTGACCAACAAGGTTCCGTTCATCAAGGCTCGGAACAAGGCGGGGTTCAACAAATGGATGAACAATCTATGAACAGTAGCAACACGGAGAGCAGCAATGGCGAACTTATCAATCGTGCTATGAAGAGTGGCTCCAAGAGCAAGGATATGGTTTCTAGCATCGAAGCCGATGAACAAGCCGAAAAGATTATTGAAAACCTCATCAAGAAGCAAAATTCGAAGAAGTCGTACTTTCAACGTCTAATGGACGAACTTAAGGATCCCTTTATGGTTATGGTATTTCTAGTACTCTTTCAAAGCAAAGCCGCCCAGAATCTGCTAACTACTGTTGCTTCTAAGGTTATCCCGGCTAGACTCGGCGAATACGCTCTACCTGGAATGATCATTAAGGCAATACTATTTTCTATTGTCTACTATGTAATGAAGTTTTTATTGGCGTGAGCCAATAATAAACTAGATGTGCTTTATGAAATAAATGTACTGAAGTTTTTGTTAGCGTGAGCTAACAAAATACTGAATGTGCTTTATTGGCAGTATGCCAACAAATGTACTGAAGTTTTTATTGGCTTAGACAGCCAATAATAAACTAGATGTGCTTTAGCTACAAAGTAGGTTGTGTATTTATTTTACCAAAACTAAGGAGAACCAAAAACTAATAATCATCCATACAGTAGTTACAGTCACAATCGCGGGAGCCGTGAAGAGTCTTGAGTTGGGGGTAGGGCGACTTCATTTCGGGGTGGCGCTCCTTGATCTCTTGGCGAACCGTCACGAGCAAATCGTACAACTCGTCGGCCTTCTTGTACAGGAACCGGGACCCGCATTGTTGTTCAGCGATATACTCTTCGAGGGTGCTGTACAGTTGACTCTCTAGGTCGAAGGTCTTGTTGTAGACAGCCGTGAGAAACTTCATCGAGGGGTAGAACTCGGGCGAGTCGATGATGTGTAGTTTCTTCGAGATGAGCGTGTAGACTTCGTAGCAAATGTGAACGCGGTCAGGAAAGTTTCCCGTAGGTGTACTTTCAAGTGCCGCGAAGTAGGCCTTGAGCTGGGCGGTGAGATCGTCGAGTGTAGTCGGGTTAGTGTTCTTGCCGCTGCGGAGCTTCATGGTTGTCGGGGTTCGAATGTTCTCGAATTGGGTGTGTCTAGTCTAAGAATATATAATGTCAATTTTGATTTGTCTAGAACATCTAGAACTTCTAGAACTTTCTATGATTTAATTTAAACTAATCTATACTATATAATCTAGATTAATTTAAAATGGGTCAATACTACATAGCTATTATTCTAGCCGACAAGGGCACTGATCCTAGGAAAGAATATATCCGGACCTATGTTAGCCCACGTAGTTACGGCGGGGGTTCTAAACTAATGGAACACTCTTACATAGATACTACTTTTATGAATGTTATTGAAAGCCTTATTTGTCCCCTAGGAATGTTCTACAAGTCTAGACTAGTTTGGGCTGGTGACTATGCTAAAGAAGAGGCGGGTTGTGATAGTAGTAATCTATATAGTCTAAGTGATAGTAGTGAAAACTATAATAAGGAGTATACCTCTAAGCTCTATGAGTTAACTTACTATCGCTACATCCTTAACCATACGCAAAAGCTCTATGTAGACAAGGATAAGTGTATCGTTAATCACAGAGGCTACAATATCCATCCATTACCACTTCTTACCTCGGAGGGTAATAGTAAGGGTGGTGGTGATTATAGTGGTAAAAATGTACACCTATGTGGTAGTTGGGCTCGCGATACAGTATCTATGGAAACTAGTATTCCCGATAGCTATAATGAACTAGTATGTGACTTTAGTGAATACTAAAAGTAGTGAGAAAATACTAAAATACTAAAGTAATAATAAAATAATAAAAATAAAATAAATACACTACAAAGTTAGTTTTTTATTTTATTTCTACTTAGTACACATGGCCTATTCGCGAATCGTGTGCGGGATGCTGTAGCGGCGGCGTGCGGGGAAGTTCTGGACGTTGCCGATGGCGACGCTGAGCTGGGCCTTTTCGAAGAGTTCGTCGATGTAGTTCTTGGTCTGGCGGCGACGCTGGGCGGGCGACTTTTGCGGCTTCTTCTCCTGATTTTGCTCGTCGAAGCGCTTGAGGCGGTCCTGGGCGAGGTAGAGGCGATGGCGGGCCGTCTCCTGGTCCTTCTCGTTGCGGAAGATCTGCTTCTGGATTTCGAGGCTGTCTTGCTGCTTCTTGAGGCTCTCGCCAATAGTGATGGCGCTCTTGAGCTCTGCTTGGCGGTCGTCAATCTTGGCCTGGATGTAGTCGCGGTACTGCTGCTGCTTTTGTTGCTGCTTGTGCTGTTGCTTAAGCTGCTGCTCGTAGTTCCAGGCGGCCGGAGCGTTGATCGTGTAGAGGAAGTTGGTGTCCATTGTACTTGGAGGGTGAAATAAGTGACTAGACCTAATCCAATTCTCGGTCAATTTTCTACTAGTCTAGGACCTACTAACATATTACTCTAATCCTAGATGTGTACGTCCAATTTTACTTGTAACAAACATACCAAATCCACAAGTAATCTGTATATAAAATATGTTACTCCGTTTGGTACAACATACCATATAGTGTCCAAAGTTAGCGAAGCTTAACTTTGGACACTATGGAACCCGCGTTAGATGCCAACCCGAAGGGTTTGGCACTCCACGGTAATAAATATCCAGATGAAATAATAAAAAGTATAAAAAACAACCAGAATGATTGAGTAAATTTATCCATTGTAATTATATATATAGCTAAGATAAAAATATTTGGGGCACTCCACTACAGTTAAAACAACTTAATATTGTCTCGCAAATTGATTGTAGTGTAGTACCATTTAGTACCTTTTACACAAGTACGATAATTATAAATAATTAATGTCTGATAGCTCTAATTATTTGGATACTGAAGAAGCCGGTGTCTACGATACCTATATTGAACTTCATAATAAATATAATGAAAAGTATGGTAAAGCCTGTGTCCTATTCCAATGCGGTAGCTTTTTCGAAATCTATGGCAAGGAAGACGAACATAAGAAATTAGGAGATATCTATACTATTAGTGAGGCCGCTGGAAATTTAGCAGTTGCCTCTAAAACCAACGGTTGGCTAATGGCCGGTTTCAATCCAGCCTATATTGATAAATACGCACCTCTCCTAGTAGACAATGGTTATACAGTAGTTGTTGTAGAACAAGTCACACCCCCGCCGAAACCCAAGCGGAGTATCACTAGGATTATTAGTCCATCTACATACCTTGATGATATTAATTTAGGCAACTCGAATAAGGTCAAAAATAAAGTACTCATGGGTGTCTATGTCGAATTTACTAAGACTAGTGAGATCCTCGCTATATCCATGGCGGCAATGGATTTGTCACTCGGTAAAAGCACCCTTTACACCGTTTGTAACTCTAGTAGTGCTTACGCAAATAATACCACAAAAACATTGAAAGATAAGGAGCGGTGTGTAGATGAATGTTTCCGATTCATTCACTCTATGGCCCCTATTGAAATCATGTTCTATACTGAACGTGAGGAACAACTAAATCTTCTTAAAAGCCTGATTTCTAGTTTTGGTATTGAATCCGTCGTTAACTCTATTCACACCAATATTGTCCCTAAAGAATATGTACGTTCGCAATACATTCAGGAATTCCTTAAACGTTTCTACCCCGATACTGGACTACTATCCCCGCTAGAGTATCTAGGGCTAACTAGATTACAGTCTCTAGCTACAACATTTATTATACTAGTTAATTTCGCCTATGAACATGATGAAAGTATTACGAAACAACTACACAAGCCTATCTTTTGGGAGAATACCAAGTATTTAACTATTGAAAACAATGGCATCTATCAACTTAATGTTGTCAAAACACACAATATTAATAGGTCACTTATTGATGTCCTAGATTATACTAGTACGAGTATTGGTCGTCGACTCCATAAAGACCGCCTATTAAATCCTGTAGTAAATGGCGATATCATTAATAGGCGGTATAGCCAGATTGAGTGGATGGTGGAGGGCGAAAAGTACAAGCGATTCGAAGAAATATTGAAAAAAGTATTGGATATTGAGCGGCTCCATCGAAAGATTGAAAATGGTACTATCAATCCACAACATTTCATCCTCTTAGAACGGTCATATGAAGAAATCCTTAAAGTTATGGACCTTTTTAATAGTTATTCTAATAGTTATTGTAGTAGTACTAATAATACAACAACTAATATATTCAACTTTTGGAATGTAAAAATGTATGAAAACTTTCTAGATTGGCGAGAGGATTACAAGGGCATTTTTGACCTCAAAGAATGCCAGAAATACCACCTTAATAATATCCGTAGTTCTTTCTTTAATCACGGTATCGACCCTACTATTGATAGTCTTCAAAACCAATTAGATACTAAAACTAAGGAAGTCTATAACATTTCCATTGTCCTATCTAATAGTATCAAGGACCATGTAACGGTATTTGCTAAAGGTAAAAAGAAGGTAGCACAAGCAGCAAAAGATGATGATGAAGAAACCTCTGACTATATTAAAGTAGACCGCAATGATCG